TTTCTTGATTCTGGATTACCTAGATTAAACATCCATTCATATATTTCGCGCCATGATTGCATGTCTTCATCCATAATATAGGTAAGTTGCAGTTCACTATACTGTAGAGTGTCGCCAGGAATAGGTAAATTTACAAATGGTGTTGAAACCTGTGTGCCATTAAGTGTCACATCTGGTATTGTAATAGACTGTATAAAAAATGTAACGTGAGGCAGTCTTTGAATAACAAATTCATACTTGTTATTCGAAAGAAAACTCTTGTTGGTAGGTGTTTGATTATACGTTGCCATATTTGTGCCTTATTGTCATCATGTATTTATAAGACAAAAAAAGAGGGACCCGAAGGTCCCTCTTAAATCCGATCTGCGCCGGCTTAATGATTACATCAAGTTTGTAATTGCAAATCTACGATAGTAGATGTTTTTGTTGCTGAAGCCAATTACACCGTCACCAGCAGATGTTGCGAATGGGTTTGCGACCATGCCGTAGCGTGTCTTGAACCCGATGCGTGGCTGGAATGAATCCTGACCAACTGCACGAACCATCTGTAGAGGAACGTATGGGCAGTAGAACAAGCCAGCGTCAAATGCTGAAGTGCCCTTGTAGCCGATAGTTGCGTAGTGAACACCTGAAGAAGCGGCGAAGTATGGGTCAATGTAAACCTTGATACGACCGTTTAGAACACCTGCGAATGTATTGCCTGTGTCATCAACTTGTAGGTTGTTTGCGAGTGCTGGTGTGTAATCTAGAACGCCAGCCATTTGAAGTGCTGATGCAACGTCTGAAGAACAGATCATTACATTGCCTTTACCACGGCGAGTTGCCTTAGCAATTGCGTTAGACTCACGCTCCAATTGGAACATCAAGCCCTTGAATTTTTCAACTGACCAACGACCGTTAGCGTCAACGTCAAGGTCGAAAGTACCAGCGGCTGCCACGTTTTCTTGTGCGCCTACTGTTGCAGAGATGTTAACTTGACGAACTACTTCGCGGTTAATTTCTGCAAGAATTTCTGTTGAAAGAATGTTAGCAAGTTCTTGCTCTGCATCAAGACCATGAACTGCTTTCAAGTCTTGTGCAAGTTCCATTGTGTATTCTGCTTTCAAAGCACGGCTCTTAGCAACAACGGAAATCTTTTCAATGCTGAATGCCATTTCGTTGAAGTCCGCGTTTGCGCCACCACCACCAAGACCTTCAGCGACCGCTGTAGTCATACCAGTTTGAACTGTGTAGTTGGTTGCGTTTGCAAGTGCGGCTGTTGCGCCTGTTTGATCGCCTACGGTGCCAGAGAAGCCAGTGTTTGCTTCGTTGAACAACGCTTCAGTACCGTTCATGTTTGAGTAACGTGAACGCATAGCAAAGATAAGACCAGTTGGTCCTGTCATTGGCTGAACACCGCAAATATCGTAAGCGATAAGATTAGGTGCGGCACGGCGTACTAGGCTAATAAGTACTGGATCGTAAAGGTCGATGTTACCATCGCCTGCGGTTGATGATGAACCACCCATTGCGTTAGTTGGTGCATCTTCGTTAAGAAGGCTAGTAGGGTTACGATAGCCGGCTGAAGAATTCGAGCGACCATCTAATTCTTGGTTCTCAAGAAGTTGTGCTACAACTGCGCGTCTGTGGGAATCCTTGATCGCTGGAAGTTCTGAGTGATCAAGAACGGGTGCCCATTTTTTAAGTAATGCGTCTGACATATTTTTCTCCTTTGAGTATTTGATAAACTCTGATGTTATTTATAATTTCTTATCTTTTCACTATCTTGGATATGTTCTTGACATAGTGTTCCATGATAGGGGTAAAAGATTCTTCCAATTCAGAATCAGCAGAATCTAAATCTTTCTTTGACTCAGAAACAGCAGTTTTTTCAGTTTCTTTAGATTCAAAATACTTTTTCTTTGTGAGAGTAAGTTTGTTTTTGTAATCTTGTTCAGAAATGAATTCAATATTTTCTGCAAGTGATTTTAGTTTTGCAATTTGAATTTCAGACAAACCTTCTGTTACTGTGTGAACAGCCTGGTCTTTCTTATAAGCATTCAATTCTGCAACTAAATCAGCATTTTCTGTGATTTTTTTATCTAAATCGGTCTCTGCGTCTTGCAATTTCTTTGTCATTTCGTCTACTAAGTCTACTTTGTCTTCTGGAATGTCAATGTAGTTTTCAACGAATAGATTCTTTAGACCTACCATAAAGTCTTCAGCAACTTCTGCTTTTAGATTTTTCTCAATGCCAACTTTGTGTTCTTCTGTCCACTCAGTAACGACATATTCCAAATATTCGTCAACTTTGTCAACGATACCTGAAACAATTTCGTCTACCTGTTCGTTAAGTTTGGTATCAAATTGTTCTTGAAGGTCTGTTTCAATTTCTGTAACACGGGATGCTACGGCTGCTTCAAAGATTGCCTTGGCGTTGGTTTTGAATTCTTCAGAAAGTTCTTCACCAGAAAAAATAGCGTCAATGTCTTCTTTCATTTTTGCTTTCTTTTCTTTTACTTCCTTCTTGTCTTCGCCATCATCGTCCTCGGCGTCATCTTCTTTCTCTTTTTCGCCTTTTTTACCTTTTTTATCGATATAGGCTTTAAGAGCGGCAGGCATCTCACCTTCTTCTAAGTTTTTCTTTTCAAGGTCTTCGACCTTGTCTTTTACTTGTTCTGTCATGATGCTCTCTCCTTTTGAGTATTTGAGGTTTGCTAGTATCTATTTATAATACTTTTACAGTTTATTAACGAAGTTTTCGAAAATTTTGATTTTGATTTTTTCTAAATCTTTCGAACTAGCCTTCTTAATTGCTGTTTTTGATTCTTCAATATGTTGTTCTGTCCAACGACCGTTTACAAATACCCATTCTTTGTTTTCCATGATACCATGTACGAATGCGTTCGGTGCTGATGGGTCTGCTACAATATCTGCGGCAGTCGCAAGATAAAAATCGTCTTGCACAACATTGTAACCTTCTTTCGTTTGTGTGAGAGAACCAAGTCCTCTTGTAGATACACCAAGTGATGCACCTTCACCAATTAGATTTTTTACAATGTTACCATATGGCGTGTCCATGATCTTTGCTTTGCCAATAAAATTATTACCATCTTGGCGCAATTCTTTGATCATGTGCGATACACGCTCTAGATTGATTGTAGGACCTTCTGGATGTCCTAGTTCACCATATGCACGATTTTTATTAACATACTCGTTAATGTAACGATTTGCTTCGCGCTTCAAAACTTCCATTGGATAGATTCGTTTGTTACGATTTGGTTCTTCAGCCATCATGAAGATACCTTCGATAAAAAGTTCTTTCTTACCGGACTCTGTAGACTCGGTAACGAATTTAACTTCTTCGTTAATTTCTGAAATTAATCTCATGGAGACTCTCCATCGTCTGTTGACTCACGGCTTGTAAAGCCTGCGGTTTTCTTGCCTTCAACAATGATTGTATAACCAGCGCCAGCAACATGTCCAAATGTTGACAAGTAAATATCGCCGATTGTGTTTGCAATATTATTTGTAATTGGTGCAGTTAAGTTTGTTGCAAGGTCCATTGTGCCTGTGCCTGATAGATAGACGATTGTGTTTGGCGTATCGCCAGACCACATGAGTTTTACTTTGGTATTTGCGCCTGCAATAGACCAAGCAATTTTATTGATGTTTACTCTCTGATTAGTAAGTGCGTTGTTTGATGCGGCAGTCAAACCTGATACATCAACCTTGAGAACATTACTCTCGCCTGTACCATCAGATTCATTCGTAAACTTGTATGCCCATGCTGTTGCATGGTCTTTTAATTTTTGTGAGGTTACTGTATCAGCCATTTGATTACTCCTCGATTAATGAGAGAGCAAACTGAAGAATTTTATCTGCATCTTTTTCAAAATTTTCTAAAAAGATTTTTTGATTTTCTTCTGTAAGTGAATCGTACAATGCAATCAAAGCGTCCTGATCTTTTTCTTCTGTCACTTTTGCTTTGATAGTTGCATATGCCTCTTCGCCAAATGCTTGCTTGTTGTCAAGTCTGTCCGCAGGTCTTTTACCGCTACCAGATTTAACACCTGCTGGACCAACTTCTTCAGGACCTACGTCCTCAAGGTCTCCAGGGTCCTTCATTTGCGCCATGTAAGTAGTCTTAGCGAGTTTAGTTTTAAGACCAACGGTCTTAACTTCGTCTAGACTAAAAAGAAAACTTTTAAAGGTCTTCATCTATATTTTCCTCTTCTGGACTTAATTCCGAATCGTTTGTTGATGATTCTTCTTGGTTATTGAAAATCTGGTTAGCAACCTGCATTTTTTTCAAGAACATTGCGTCATCTACTTTCTGCTGAATGGCATTGTAAATGCTGTCTTTAAAATCTGTAGGTTTCGCGTTTAATGCGGCATCTATTGCCGCTTGAATGTGTTCGCTCATAATAATTCCCCTTTGTTAGTATTTATAAAATCCGGCATTTTTGGTGTTATTTACTGATTAAGAATGTGCTATTAT